GGCGCACGGAAACAAAACGCTGTCTTGTCATCCCGGTTGATGACAGCGGGCTTTATGTCGGGGAAAAAGGCGTTTATCTTAACCTGACAGCCATAGAAATGGAGAACCCGCAGTTCAAAGAAACCCACTGTATCAAACAGTCACTTGACAAGGAGATATACGAAGCCTTATCAGAAGAACAGAGGCAAGCCCTCCCGATTATCGGCGGCATGAAACCGCTTGTGAAGAAAGCCGCCCCACAGATGAATGTCGGTTCAACCTTTGACGGGGCACAAGCTGTGGAAAATACGAATGACCTGCCATTCTGATGAAATGAGAATAAACACAGACAAAGGGGAGCAATCCCCTTTCTGTTTTCCTTGCCTTTAAACAAGCCCCAAAAATCACGTTAAAACATGAAAGCTGATAAAAGTATCGCAAAAACAAATAAAAGCCGACATACAGCGGCAAAACCGCCCCTGCGTGACGTTTTCACGGTTATTTGTAAGACCGATTTAAAAGTAGATTGTGTAAAAGAGTTCAAATTTCACCCCGTCAGGAAGTGGCGGTTTGATTACGCCGTGCCTGAACACAAAATC